CGAAAATCAGAGTTGCAATTCTAGTTCTATTAATTTCTTGAACTGTCCTCGCAACATGTCAAAATCTGATGATCGTAGACCAAGCGATTCGCAATACCCACTAAGGTTGAGCGTTTCCAAAACAAAGGACGAGGAGGCTTTTCGTGTAGGTCTCCTCCAAGAGCCTAGGTGTAGGAAGGTAGCTCTTCTTCTCGCACCCTCTTGCAAGGTGGAGTCAGTGGCGACGACTTCTCCAGCCGATCCATTAAAGCCCCCAGGCGCCGATAATTGGCGCCTGAGTCCCAGTGATGGCCAGATCGTCACAACACTGAAGATTGTGAGCATTATAACCGCTGCCATAGAAGATGTTCATGATTTTCATCTGAACGATAGACAGATTGTTCAGGCTGTCCTTATGTGGCTTCCATACGTAATGGCGGACGTATGGGGCCCGGTCCTCAAAGCGCGCAAAGACATCTTGTTCGCGTATGCACTGAGACAGGAGGAGATCCCCCCTCCCTGGTGTGAATGTTGTAACCAAACTTACATTCTTCCAGGTCGAGCCGGATCTGCACTCAGACAACGTGTGCTATACAACAAGAATGAAGACAATCGAATCTTTGCCAATACCATTCTTCATGGGTTGAAGAAGGGTATGCCTAAACTATCAGAGGCTCACGTGATCGATGGATATCTTAAACACCGAGAACGTTTGAGCACTGATAAAGGTCCTGTCGATCCCGCATTACGCGAATGCATCACTCGAACCTGTCGAGAAATCTTCGGGGGCATGAAGTTCCCGGAGACCACTCCAGTTCTGACACAGAATGTGTCAAGTAAATCGAGTTTGCATTCTAACCGTAGCGAAGGCGGAGCCCTTTCCGAGATTTTCTCGGAAGAGGATCCTCTTGAATACTACGGGGAATGCTTCACGGAGGAAACAGGGCCCCTCTCCATCAAAACGAATAAATTCGCAGCGATGGAGAAGTTAGGTCAGATTCGAGAGCGAACTGCCCGCGTTCTCAGATCCGATGAGGGTTCGAAACTGAGCTCCCATTGGCAGACCCAGGCCATCTTAGAACCTCTTAAGTGTCGAATGATTACGAAAGGGGAACTGAGATGGAATGCGGCCTGGTCGGACATACAGAAGGAGATGTTCCGACGTCTTGGTAGATACGAGCAGTTTAAATTGACGCGCGGCCACGAAATCGAGAAACAAGATTCATTGATGTTTCAGGTTAGTGGCGATCCGTTGGACCTTGACGGAGACCAGTTTTATGTTGCCGGAGATTTCTCTGCAGCGACGGACGAGTTAAAGGCTGATGCAACAAGAGCAGCTATCGAAGGTTTCACCGACCCCGTGTTGAGGAACCTTTTGACAGTGAACTTGTTGAACGGTCTTATTAACTATCCGCCGAAGTACGAGATAGACCCAGTGCACCAGGCGAACGGTCAGCTTATGGGATCGATCTTTTCCTTCCCTCTCTTGTGTGCTATCAATCTTGCGATTTATAGATACACCTGGGAGAGTAGGGATAAGAGCGGTTTCCGTAAGCCGATCGATAGTTTGCCGGTACTGATAAATGGCGACGACATTGCCTTCCGAACGACTCGTTGGTTCTACGAGGATTGGAAGAAGAACTCTGCCGAAGCGGGCCTAATTGCCAGCCGTGGAAAGTGCTATTTCACCAAGAAGTTCTTTTTGGTGAACAGCAGACTGATCCACAGTACGCCGACAGGCATACTTACGCAGGCAATCCCGTACGTTAATTACGGCTTGGTTACTGGTCAGAAGAAAGGAGAAGGGGATGATGACCTCGCGCGGTCAAGAAGAGAAAAGCTAGCGTGCCTCGAAGGAGCTCTCAGGGATCTGTCAAAAGATTTCGACGAGCGTTCCGAGATACTCAAAAGAGCTACAGCGCGAGCGATGAAGAGAGGAGATATCCGCATATCCGGCATTAGCAAGACCCAGCTTGGGCTACCGTCAGTCGAAATTGACGACGATGAAGCCAGGCGCTATTTAACTTATGCTTCAAGGATACGGGATAGAGGACAGAAAGAACCCAGTGCAGGCCACACGGGCCTCGCGCCGTTCATCTTTAAATTCCCTCGAGTGAAAACATTCGGGAACCTTCGGACGAAACAACACAAGGCCGTCGACCTAGTTAAACACTTGGCGATGGTAGGAGAGAAGAAGGAGAAAAGAGCGCGAGAGGAAGAAGCTTTAATGGAAGTGCTGAGTGCCCAACGAAAACGGGGGTTCGCGTTCGACATCGGACGCCTTCCGGAGAGTAGTGAGGAGATATTATACAACAAAAAAAGAAAATAAAATACAAGGGGTGGATTTGTGGATTACTTTGGTTAGTAGGACTATGGCGGCTGGTTGCACGGCTAGTCGCTATCTGGGAGACTGCTAGGCATATGTGATTCAGAGAATCGATGCGTTTACAGTCTGAGCTTGTTTCTGAATAGGAACCGTTTAGACAATAATATACAAATAAAAATAAAATACAACATCGATTCCAAATTCATCCCGAATCTCCTCGGGGGGGCCCACCAACCCCG